AGTGTCCCGGCACAAATCAAACAAGCTACTTTAATGTTATCAAGCGAACTATTTGCTATGAGAAACGCACCACTAGGCGTTGCCGGTGTTGGTGATTTTGGCGTAGTTAATATTCAACAAAACAGAGAAATAACACGATTAATTGCACCATTTCGCAAAGGCACAGTTCTAGGTGTTTCTTAATGGCGACATTATCACAAATACGTGACGGATTAAAAACAACCGTTTCTAATGTAAGTGGGCTACGTTGTTACGACACAGTACCAGATAATGCAATAAACTTTCCAGTAGCAATCTTTATACCTACTGATATTGAATTTGATTTAGCTATGCAAAGGGGAACTGATTTATATACATTTGATTTATTAGTAGCAGTACAACGTGCAGACAGTAGAACGGCACAAGATAAACTAGACGCTTTTATTACAGGAAGTGGTTCATCTAGCATAAGACAGGTTATATTTAATAATAGAACTTTAGGCCTTAGTGACACAGACGCAAGGGTAGTTAATGTAACTAATTATGCTGCTGATGTTAATTTAAACGGCATAGACGGTGTTGGTGCAAATATGACCATTGAAGTTTATACGAAAGGAAGTAGTTAATGGATTGTTGTGGATCTTGTCCGGGTAATTGTAAAGGTGGTCAATAGTGGCTAAATATAAAATTATAGGTAATAAAGAAGTAATGGGTAAAGTAAAAGGTAACACCATTACAATAAAAGATGAAAATGTAGCTAAGTCATTAATAAAGGGTGGACACATAGAACCCACTACTATTAAAAAAAGACGTGCTAGAAAGAAAGACGGCACTTTTATAAAAGATGATAAAAGCACACCAGATGTTAATGAAGCGTGGGAAGAAGTAAATGGCTAAATTTGTATTTAATGACGGTAAAGTATTTAGTGGTGGTTATGATTTATCTAGCCATATTACAAGCGTAAATTTAGATATTACAGCTGAAGAACTAGACGCTACAACAATTAATAGTGGTGGTTTTAAATCTAAACTTGGTGGTATCAAAGATAGCACATTACAATTAGACGGCTTTTATGAAGCTGGTGCAAATAAACCAGACGCATTACTTGGTGCTTCAGTAGGAAATGAATTATTAGTTACAACAGTACCAGACGCAGGTGTAGGAAATACTGCATACTTTATGAACTCAAGATTATTTAGTTATCAAATGTTCGGTGCAGTTGGTGAAATAGCACCATTTAGTATTTCCAAATCACAATCAAGTGATGTAGTTGTGCAAGGCAATATACAAATTGATAGTGCTTTAACTGCTACTGGTAATTCACCGGGTGTACAACTTGGTGCAGTAGGTGCAACTGAAAAATGTTTTGTAGGCATACATTGTTACGGTGTTAGTGGTACTTCAACACCAACAGTTACTTTTAAATTGCAATCAGACGACAATGCAAGTTTTACAAGTCCAACAGATAGAATTACTTTTACAAGTATTACAGCGATAGGTTCAGACTTTCAAAGTGTTGCAGGTGCTATAACAGATCAACATTGGCGTTTAAATTATACAATATCTGGAACAAATCCAAGTTTTTCTATTCACGCAACAATCGGCATAGAATAACACACACAACTTAACTTCTTTACTAAACTATAAAATTAAGTTTGAAAGGAGTTTACATTGGCAAAATTTGTTTTAACAGACGCTAGTGTTACCTTGAACAGCGTTGATCTATCAGACCACGTTTCAAGTGTTACATTAGATATTACAGCTGATGAAATCGTTACAACAGCTATGGGTGATACATTTCAATCCAGAACTGGTGGACTAAAAGACGGAACACTATCAATAGAGTTTCAACAGGATTTCGCAGCTTCAGAAGTGGACGCAACACTATTTCCATTACTTGGATCTACAACAGCATTTGTTGTAAAACCAACAAGTGGTTCAGTAAGTTCAACTAACCCAAGTTATTCTGGAAGTGTGCTTGTAAATCAACACATACCAGTAGCTAACGCAGTTGGTGAACTTGCAACTATGTCCGTATCGTTTCCAACTTCTGGAACAATTACTAGGGCGACTTCGTAATGGGTAATATGGTCGTCATAATGGCAGACGGCACGAAGTACGAAGTAAATATTAAACCAGCAGATATTGTAAAGTTTGAACGCAAGTTTGATGTACCAGTTTCTAAATTACAAGAAGAACAACGCTATGAGTGGTTGTTGTATTTGGCGTGGCTTGGTGCAAAAAGAAATGGTGTTACAGAAGATTACGATACTTGGATCGGTTTAGTTGAAGAACTAGACGTTACTGGATCAAGTGATAATTTAAAAGCGTAAACGGATTTATAGATTTAATTGCTTCAATAGCAATAGAAACAGGAATAAGTCCACGTGAAATAGAACAGCTTGATATGGAAATGTTTTACGCATTAGTAAGAGTTATAAACAAGAAATACGATAATTGATATGGCAAGAACATTTAAAAAAACCGATTTAGCAATAGATAACAGCGAAGTTAAAGAAATTGTTAAAGAATTAAAAGAATATGGTAAAAAAGATGTTTTAAAAACATTAGCTAAGTTTCACAGAGAAATAGCAAAAGAACAATTAGCAGATAGCCGTACATTAGGACGTAAACAACCAGTACCTAAAGCAAATCGTTCAGCTATGGGTTTTACAGCTTCTGGTACAAGAAGTGAAGCCAAGATAAATATTAAAACAAGCGATAGATACCCAAGTGCGTTGTCTATGGAGTTTGGTCGTAGGTTTCAATATGTACCAACAAGACGTGGTGGTATTAGGGCAATCACACAATCAGAAATAGGCAGGTTGCCACATTCAAGACCGGGTGCAAAGTTTCCGTATAGAAAGTGGATTGGAAATAGCAGGGATCGTGGCGATAGTTCATTTACCAAATTAGGTAAACAAGGTTATGTAGTTGGTAAGACCATAAGCAGAAACCAAAAAGAAATACTAGAAACATATAACGATAGATTGTATGACGCATTAACTAAGGCAATTAAATAATGGCATTTGAAAAAAAAGTATCAATAGCAATAATCGGTAAAACCGACCAGTTTGTTAAATCATTAACAAAAGGACAAAAGGCATTACAAGGTTTGGGAAGTGCTGCAAGTAAAATTGGTAAAGCAGCTGCATTTGGTATTGCTGGTATTGGTGTTGCAGCAGCAACAGTTGGTAAAGATTTAGTTAATTTAGCTTCAGACGCAGGTGAAGCACGTTCTGCATTTGAAACAACATTTGGGGACGCATTACCACAAGTATCTGGTTTCGTAGAGGAATTTGCAAACAAAGCTGGTTTAGCTGCATTTGAATTAGAGGGATTATTAACAAACACAGGTGCAGTATTACAAGGTATTGACTTTACAGCAGAAGCGTCCGGTGATCTTGGTACAAAATTGGCTAGTCTTGCAGGTGATGTTGCTTCTTTCGCTAACGTACAAGGTGGCGCACAACCAGTATTAGAAGCATTTACTAAATCATTATTAGGTGAAAATGAAAGTCTTAAAACTTATGGTATTGCTATTTCTGCTGCTGAAGTTAATACAAAAGCATTTGAAATGACAGGTAAAAGTTCTGCTGCTGAACTTACAAAACAAGAACGTGCATTAGCAACGTATCAACTATTATTAAAGAAAACAACAGTACAGCAAGGCGATCTAAACAGAACGCAAGATAGTTTTGCAAACAAATCTAGGAAAGCACAAGCACAAGTTAAAGAATTAAAAGTACAACTTGGTGAAGAATTATTACCTATTGCCGAACAATTATTACCAGTAATTGTAGATATGGTTCAAGAACTCGGGCCGTCTTTAATTCAAGCTATAAAAGGTGTTGCACCATTTTTAGCTTCTGTTGCAGAATTGTTTGGATTGTTAGCACCACCAATTATTGCAATAATAACATTGCTGCTTCAAGCGTTAGCACCAGCATTTAAGAAGTTTACAGAAATAGTAAATAAGTTTGTTGCACCATTTTTAGTAAATTTACCAAAGAATTTTGAAAAAATGATTAATCGTATAATCGGTGGGTTTAATAGATTTGCAGATAAGTTAAATAGTTTTGCAGAAAAAGCACAAAGAATATTAGGCAAAATTGGTATAAAAATAGACATACCAAAACTACGTAAGTTTAGTGAAGTAGATTTTGGATTAGGCGAAAAAGAATTAGCACCTATTGTTTCAGCAGATGACATAGACGCACAACGTACAGCAACAGGATTGTTAGCCACTGCAAAATCATCAGCTATTGCAGCTACAGCAACACCAACAGGTTTGACTGTTAATTTTAATGGAACTGTTACTAATCCACAAGAAGCTAAAGATGTAGTTGTACAAGGATTAAAAGAATTTAACCGTACTGAGGGTGCGTTAAATAGGGTTATTACAATAGAATAATGGCACAACCAGTAGTTCGTGTTCGCATAGGTTTTACACAAAACACATTTACATTAGACGATTTAGTGCGTGGTGTTTTAGATAGTGCTGAACTTGGTGGTGCAACACCACTTACAGATGTAACAAGTGATGTACAAAGTATAAGTATAAGCCGTGGTAGATCAAGGGATTTAGATACATTTAGAACTGGTAATTGTTCTGTAAGACTTTTAAATAATGCACGTAAATATGAAAATACAAATACATCTAGTCCATATTCACCGGGTATTGAACCAATGATAGCTATACACGTGGACGCAACAACAGACGGTGGCAGTTCATATAAAGATTTATTTGTTGGTTTTGTTACAGATGTAAACCTAAGTTACCCGGATAAAAACAACTCATTTGCAGATTTTGTTTCAAGTGACGGATTTATGAAGTTAGCTAACACTAGCTTGATAAATGCTTCATTTAGTAGCACAGATAGTGGTACATTGGTTAGCAACGTATTAGATAACGCTAACGTTAAGTTCGGTGCAGATAGGGATATTGAAACAGGTATATCTACAATGCAATCATTAAGTGGACTTAGTGAAAATACATTATCAATTTTACAAAACATAGAACGAAGCGAAAATGGTTTACTCTTTATGTCTAAAGACGGTAAATTAACGTTTAAATCAAGACATACTACGTTTCCAAGCACACCAAGTGCTACATTTAGCGATGACGGTTCAGATGTACCGTATTTACGTGTAGATTACATAAATGATGACAATGAAATATTTAACATAGTTTCACTACAAAGAATTAGTGGATCTACGCAAACAGTACAAAATACAGCTTCTCAAGGTAAATATCTTATTAGAACACTAAATAGGACTGGTTTGTTAAATAATAGTGATAGTGAAGTATTGAACGCTGCAAACTTTTTACTAGGTAAATTTCAAGACGCTTTAATAAGATTTGATAATTTAGTTGTTGATTTAACAGAAGCAACTATTGGTAATCAAAACACAGTATTAGATCGTGAAGTTGGTGATGTGGTCAAAGTAGAATTAACACCACCGGGTGGTGGTAGTCCAGCACAATTAACATCAAATGAAATTATTGACAGTATTAGCTACAACATTACACCGGACATATTTAGTTGTTCATATAAGCTATCTAATGCAGATGTACAAGCATTTATGCGTTTAGATAACGCATTATTCGGTGTATTAGACACAGACAAGTTGGGTTATTAATGACACATAAACAAAACATAAACAAAGAAAGGATAAACTAAAACTATGGCAAACGGTTTTAAAGTATTTTCTGTTGGTGAAGTATTAACAGCAGCAGACGTAAACGATTATTTAATGGAACAAAGTATTGGTATTTTTGCCAATAGTACTGCAAGGGACGCACAAATTACATCACCGATTGAGGGACAATTTTGTTATTTAGCAGATAGTAATGTATTGCAATTATACAACGGAAGCAGTTGGGCAAACTTTATTGGTGAGGGCGATATAACAGGGGTTACAGCTGGTACAAACCTAAGTGGTGGTGGTGCTTCTGGTGCAGTAACACTAAACCTTGCTATTGATAGTGCAGTAGCTTTTGCAGATCAAACAGCAAGTGCAATAGTATTAAAGGATTATGCAGAAACAGATGTGGCAGTAACTTCTGCAACAACATTGGCAATAGATTTAGCTAACGGAAACACCGGGACTGTAACATTAGGGCATAGTGTTACCGATATAGATTTTACAAATGTTCCTACAAACGGTATTTCAACATTTACATTACAAGTTACACAAGACGGAACTGGTAGTAGAACAATGGCCATAAATGCTGTAACAGTAAATGGTGGTTCACACGCTACTGCAAAAACACCGGGTGGATCTGGTTTAACTTTATCAACAGCAGCAGGTAAAATAGATTTATTAACATTTTTATTTGTGGACGCAGGTACACCACTTTTAAATTCATTATTAGATTT